GCAATAGAGCAAGATTGGTTCAGTAAAGATAATGGTTCCGGTAGATATTACCAAACCCGTGATGAATATCATAGGTTAAGGTTATACGCTAGAGGTGAGCAATCTATAAAAAAATACAAAGATGAATTTGCTATTAATGGTGATTTGTCATATCTAAATTTAGATTGGAAACCAGTTCCTATAGTTCCTAAGTTTGTAGATATTGTTGTAAATGGTATGCAAGACAGAATGTTTACTATTAAAGCATTTGCACAAGATCCTATATCTACAGGCAAAAGAACTAAATTTGTAAACAATATACAAAGAGATTTAGCTGCTAAAAAAATATTAGCTGATATTGAGGCTGAGCTTGGTGTAAATGCAAGAAATGTTCCAGAAGAAGATTTACCTGCTAATACAGAAGAGCTAGAATTATTCATGCAACTTAATTATAAGCAGGGTATTGAAATAGCACAAGAGCAAGCAATTAATAATGTAATGCTTCGTAATAAATACGACGAAATAAAGAATCGTGTAGATTATGATTTAGCTACAATAGGTATAGGCTGCGCTAAACATTCTTTTAATAATACTGATGGAATAAAACTAGATTATGTAGACCCTGCTAACTTAGTATGGTCATATACAGAAGATCCTAATTTTCAAGATTGTTATTATTTTGGTGAAATTAAAAAAATAAAAGTAAACGAACTTAAAAAACAATTTCCAGAATTAACAGATGAAACTATAGAACAATATACTAAGAAAGGTTCTAATTATGTTGATTATAGTACAATAGGTAATGATAGAGATAATGTTATTGATGATAACAATGTTGTTACTGTATTATATTTTAATTGGAAAACTTGGGAAAGTAATGTTTACAAAATAAAAGAAACATCTACAGGTGCGCAAAAAGCTATTTTAAAAGATGATAGTTTTGATCCGCCAAAAGATAAAAGAACTAGATTTGAAAAAGTTGCACAAGCAAGAGAAGTAATTTATGAAGGTGCATTTATATTAGGCACTTATGAATTATTAAAGTGGCAAAAAGCTACTAATATGATTCGACCTTTATCTAATACAAATAAGGTAATGATGAATTATGTAGCTAGTGCTCCTAGATTATATAAAGGCAATATTACATCGCTTGTTTCTAAAATTACAACAAGCAATACAAAGAATGACACCTTCTGGTGTTTATTTAGATGCTGATGGATTAGCTGAAATAGATTTAGGAAATGGTACAAGCTATAATCCTCAAGAAGCATTAAATATGTATTTCCAAACAGGATCTATAATAGGTCGTTCACAAACTGTTGACGGCGAAATGAACCCTGGCAAAGTACCTATTCAAGAATTACCAGGAAGTGGAGGTAATCAAATACAGATATTAATAGGTGCTTATAATCAGTACATACAAATAATGAGAGATGTAACTGGTTTAAATGAAGCAAGAGACGGCTCTGATCCAGATCCTAAAGCTTTAGTAGGTGTACAAAAGTTAGCAGCAGCAAATAGTAATACAGCAACTAGACATATATTAAATAGTAGCATGTTTATTACAACCTCACTAGCTGAAGCTATATCTTTACGATTTAAAGATGTATTAGAATTTCATCCTTCAAGAGATGCTTTTATATCTGCGCTAGGTAGATTTACTGTAGGTTCTTTAGAAGAACTAAAAGATTTGCATATGCATGACTTTGGTATATTTTTAGAATTAGAGCCAGACCAAGAAGAAAAACAATTATTAGAAGCTAATATACAAACAGCTCTTGCTCAAAATAGTATATTCTTAGAAGATGCTATTGACATAAGAGAGATAAATAATACTAAACTTGCTAATCAATTACTTAAGTTTAGAAGAATTAAAAAACAACAAACAGATCAAGCACAAGCACAAGCAGCAAGTGTTGCACAAGCAGAAGCTCAAGGTCAAGCGCAAGTTGTTGTTGAACAAGCTAAAGCTCAAGCTGAACAAATTAAGACAGAATCTAAAATACAAGTATCAACTGCTGAAAATGAATTATCAATTAAAAAGATGGAAGTTGAAGCTCGTACTAAAAGAGAACTTATGCAGTTTGAATATGATTTAAATGTTCAATTAAAAGAATTAGAATTACAAGCACAAAAAGAACTTGTACAATCACAAAATGAAAGTAAAGAAAAAATATCGCTTTCAAAGGTAACGGGCCCTCCAAATGATGGTAAACCTAAAAAGTCTTTTGAATCAAAAGGCAATGATGTTCTAGGTGGTTTTGACTTATCAAGATTTGAACCTAGATAATATTATTTAAACTATTTTATTATATATAATTATGGAAGAACAAGTTAATGTAAGTGTAGCGGAAGAAACGCAAGAAAAAACGTTACAAGAAAAAGAAGCTGCAGTTTTAGAAAAAGCTGTAGAAGAAGGAACTGTAGACAAAGAATATGGTTTACAGGACGATGGAGTTTATAGAGTTAATTTAGACAAACCCCCAACACCAAAAGAAGATGCCGTTCAAGAGCAAAGCACAAATGAGGTATCTGTACGCGACGGATCCGAAACTAGCGAAGAGATACAAAAAGAAAACAAAGAGGAGTCTGAAGAGCCTACCGGAGAAAATAAACAAGAAGAAAACAATAAAAGTAACGAAGAAGAACAAGGGCAAAAAGTAGAAGACTCTCCTTTAGAACTTGTTACAGATGAAAAGAATACAACTGACAAGGCACGAGTGGATTCAAGCACTGAAAAACCCGAGCCCACACAGGAACAAGAAAAAATATTACCGGAAGCAAAAACACAAGAGCTTCCAGAAAATATAGATAAACTAGTAAAGTTTATGGAAGAAACAGGTGGATCTCTTGAAGACTATGTTAGTCTAAATAGAGATGTCACTAAAATGGACAATACTACTTTACTAAGAGAATATTATAAAAGTACAAAACCTCATTTAGATGCAGATGATGTTGATTTTTTATTCAATAAAAATTTTGCATATGATGAAGAGGCGGATGATCCGTCAGATATAAAGGCTAAGCAATTAGCCTATAAAGAAGAATTATATAATGCACAACAATACTTTAATAAAGCTAAAGATAAATATTATGCTGATCTTAAGTTAAGAAAGCAACAAGATATTGATCCTCAGTATATTAAAGCTATGGAATATTATAATAATTCAAAGCAACAATCAGAAGAATATAATAATCTTCAAAAACAGTTTATTGAAAAAACTAATAAAGTTTTTAATGATAATTTCAAAGGTTTTGATTTTAAGGTCGGAGAAAACAAATATAGGTTTAAGGTAGATAATACTGAAAAAGTTAAACAATATCAATCAGATATTTCTAATTTTATAAATGAGTTTTTAGGTGATGACGGTGCTGTTAATGATGCAGCTGGTTATCATAAAGCTTTATTTGCTGCCAAAAATGCAGATAAGATTGCAAATCACTTTTATGAACAAGGCCGTGCCGACGCAATAAAAGATGCTGCTAAGGATGCTAAAAATATAAATATGGATCCAAGAGCTGATAATTCAATAATAAAAACAAAACAAGGAGATAAAATTAGAGTTGTATCTGGTAATTCGTCTGATAAGTTGCGCATTAAATGGAATAATTAACGACTTAAAATCAAACAAAAATGGCTTTTACTAGTGGCGTTCCAGCCGCATTACAACCAACCCAGTCTAAAACATTATATGCTGGGAACTACATTGATTTCACTGCTGCGGCACATGATCAATGGACACAACAATTTTTACCCGATGTATACGAAAAAGAAGTTGAAAGATACGGAAATCGTTCAATCGGATCATTTTTAAGAATGGTATCTGCAGAGATGCCATCTACTTCAGATCAAATTATCTGGACTGAGCAAGGAAGATTACATACTCGTTATGTAAATGTACTTCCTCAAGGAACAGCAGCTGCTTTACCAGCAGTTGGTGCTGCTGCAGTTATTGCTGCAGACGCTAATGCAGGTGGTAGATTAAACTTTACTATTCCAGCTCAACCAACAAGTGTTGGTTTAACTTCAGCTACTACAGCAAACTGTAACTTCAAAGTTGGTCAAACAGCTATGATTCAAGTTCAAACTTCTGCAACTTCTGCAGTTGGTGGTTCTGCTGCTGTAATTAAAGGTGTTGTTACACTTGTTTCAGACACTCGTTTCCAAATTAAAGCTTATAAGCCTCACGCTGGCGTTACAGCTGCGCAAAGAGTAACTGCTTTAGTATATGGATCTGAATTTGCAAAAGGAACTGGAAACTTTACTGAAAAGTTAGATCCTAGCTATGCAACATTTACAAATGCTCCAATCATTATGAAAGAGCACTATTCAATTAACGGTTCTGACACTGCTCAAATCGGATGGATTGAAGTGACTTCTGAAAATGGAGCTGACGGTTATTTATGGTACTTAAAATCAGAGCATGAAAACAGACTACGTTGGGAAGACTACGTAGAAATGGCAATGGTTGAAGGTGTTGAAAAAACTGCAGGTGGTGCTAATATTGCACTTGGAACATTTGGAGGTAGCTTAGCTGCTCAAAATGCAAGAGGTACTCAAGGTTTCTTTGATGCTATTGAAGAAAGAGGAAATGTATACGCTGGCTTCGGTGCGCAAGCAGCTGGAGGTGGTGCATTAACTGACTTTGATGCAGTACTTAAGCAATTAGATAAGCAAGGAGCTATTGAAGAAAACATGCTTTTCTTAGATAGAGATCTTTCTTTAGAAATTGATGACATCTTAGCACAACAAAATGGTGGTTACGCTAATGGTACTTCTTTTGGAGTATTTAACAATAGCGAAGATATGGCACTTACATTAGGATTCACTGGATACAGAAGAGGATCTTATGACTTCTACAAAACTGACTGGAAATACTTAAATGACTGGTCAACTAGAGGAGGTTTTGGTGACATTGAAGGCGTTTTAGTACCTGCTGGTACTTCAACTGTTTATGACCAACAACTTGGTACAAACATTAAGAGACCATTCTTACACGTACGATACAGAGCTTCAGAAACTGACAACAGAAAAATGAAATCTTGGATTACAGGATCTGTTGGTGGACCATCTAGTTCAGATATTGACGAAATGAGAATGCACTATCTTACTGAAAGATGTTTAATTACTCAAGCTGCAAATAACTTCGTATTATTTAAAGCTTAATAAGTTTTTTAACTATAGGATACAGGCCCTTCGGGGCCTAGTATTCTTATTTTATATTATTTAATCATGAATGCAACAAAAACAAAAATCCCTTCTGTTGAAAAGAATTGGGAAATAAAAGATAGAACATATGTTTTAGCAAACGGCAAATCGCCAATATCTTGGACTATACAAACAAAGCATACCGCAAGAAAACCATTATTATGGTTTGATGAAGAAACAGGTATTAATAGAGAAATACGATATGCAACAAATCAAAGATCTTTATTTGTAGATGAACAAGATGGCACTGCTACATTAGCACACGCTGTATTTTTAGATGGCGTAATGTATGTTCCAAAAGAAGATCAAAATTTACAAAAATTACTTTCTTTATATCATCCACAAAGAAATGAATTATGGACTGAAATAGATGAAGTTCAAGAAGCTAAAGATGAAATTGATATTTTAGAATTAGAACTTGAAGCTTTAAATTTAGTACATGAAATAGATATAGAACATTTAGAAGCTATAATGAGAACTGAATTAGGATCATCAGTAGCTAAGCTATCATCTAAAGAATTAAAAAGAGATGCATATAAATTTGCTAAAAGTAATCCAAATTTATTTTTAGAATTAGCTGAAGACGAAGATATTAAACTTAGAAATTTAGCTAATAGAGCGGTTGAAGTTGGTATATTACAACTTACAGATGATAATACCGTATTTAAATTTGCTAATGGCAAAAAAGTTTTAACAGTACCGTTTGAGCAACATCCTTATGCTGCTTTAGCACAATACTTTAAAACTGATGAAGGCGTAGATTTAATGAAATCTATAACTAAAAAGCTTTCATAAAAACTTGGTATAAGGTGAGAAATCAACCTTATACCGTCTAATAAAAACAAGAATCAATGGTAAATATAAATGACGTTTACAATACCGTCTTAGTTATAACTAATAAAGATAATCGCGGATATATAACACCAGAGGAGTTTAATAGGTTAGCAAATCAAGCTCAAAATGAAATATTTGAAAGCTATTTTAGAAAGCAATCATCTTATGAGTTAAATGCAAATTTAACAAGTGATTTTGCTGATCCTATATTAAATACTTCAGAAAAAATTAATGAATTTTATGCGACTAATAATCCTGCTAAAGCAAATAATATATTTGCATATCCAGCGGATTTTTATAGATTAGGTGTAGTATCTGTTGATAATATAACAGCGGATTATGTTTCACATGAAGATTTAAAATATATAAATCTTTCACCGTTAACTGCACCTGTAAAAACCCAACCAGTTTATTCATTAGTGGGTACAGGTGTAAAAATATTTCCTGATTCAATATCTACAGGCGTTACATTAGATTATTTAAGAAAACCTAATAAGCCTAAATGGGGTTATGCAATGCCTACAGCTTCTCAAATAGCTGCAGGTGTTCCAAACGAACCTATATATGATTCTACTGCTTTTAATCCTGCAACAGATAATTATAATACACCAGCTAAATCTTATAATTTTGAATTACATTCTTCAGAAGAATATGATTTAGTTGTTAAAATATTATCTTATGCAGGTGTAGTAATTA